TAGATGACGAACCCCGAGCGGCTAGTTTTCTATTCTTTACTTCAGCATACAATGAGCCTCCAAATACTTCTAGGTTATTACAAGATTTAAACAACGAAAAGTTTGAATATGTTTCTCTTTGGTCTGGAAAGTCATCTCACTTTAAGGTGTTCTTTAATGCTAACTCTTTTGATTTTGATACTAAAGGGATATCTTTCGGGCAGGAGACCACAGGTGATGCTTTTGTGCTGGCATCTCAGATAACTAGAAGGATGGCACCGGCTCACTCAATTCCTTTAGTGAGCTTAGAATTATCTTCCGTAGATACCTTACCCATTAATGTTTCTTCCTTACCTTTAATATTTCCTGATAAGGTAGAGATAGAATCAGGTGCTTCAAGAAACTACTTCTTGTCAGGTTTAAACTTGAATAGTTACAAGAGGGGGTACAATACTGGAGGAAAGGACATAGGAAGATCTGCAACCCAAACACTGGCTTCCCCAGAAATCCTTACTGCTACTAATGCAATAAATATTCCTAGAAAATCATTACGCAGAAGATCCTACGACAATCTCATGTCCTTTAACGGTTACTACGACCGTACTGGATTTAACATGCCTTCTACGTTTGCTATGGCATCGGGACTAACTCTAAGTGGTATCCCTCTTGGATTAATTCCTAGTAGCTATGAGTATACCCCAGTTTCTGATCACGTAAATTTACCCAGCATTTGGAGTAGGTGTGAGACCTTAGATTCAGACAGTAGCTACTATGAGTATGATGTTAGCAACACTATACCTTTCCGTGGGCAGGCATCAGGTGCCCCTAGGAACGACAGGGGGCAGTTGCCAGATGTTTATGCTGCTATGCATGATATCAGGGAGCATACGAAGGTTATGGATGCCTCAGCAGCATATGGGCCTGCAAGCCTGTATGTAAATTCTGTTAGTAATGTATACCAATCATACGCAAACTCTGCCACACAAGCTAGTGGTTGGTTCCCTAACAGTGCTGAAGATTTCTACAACTTCTCTTTCGGAAAGGACCTACACACCTTATACACTATTTACACTTCTACCTTCGAGCGTCATCAAATGAATGAAAGACTTCAGTATGTTGACGGAGCTAATTTATTTTCTCATACCTTTGGGCCTATTTTATACAACCATAATTTAGAAGACGTAGCGAGAGACTCTAGTTTCCTTGCATCTTCTATTGATGCAATTACCTACTTCAGTCCTGTAGACAGCTTATTTACTGGGCCTTTGTCTTATGCTGCTTCGGATCCTACTGATATGTATCTTGATACTTCCGAGAGGGTAGTCTCTGGAGCAATCCCTGCGGTGGAACTTATCCAGACCTCAGGTTCAGGGAAAAATAACTTGTTTTCAATATTTAAGATTGATAGTAAATTCAAGAAAGCTACTGACGATCCTTACATGTTTGATAATACTTTTATCATATCTAGAGCAACAGAAAGAGGATTGCCTAGGGTTAGGTTTGACATGTCTAAGTATACGGCACCTTCGGATCGCCCTATAGCTACTAACTTCTTGGTCCCTGATCACGAACAGGAATTAAAGGTTAAAACTTTAGTAACAATAGGGGGGAATAATTTTGGAGGAAGGGCTATTGGTATGTGGATACATACTAAGCCTGAAGGAGGCAAGATGTGGTCTTACACTAGCAAGGGCCAATGGGAACAACATGATCAGCTTATAGGAAGACAGGATGTTGTATCCACCTACTCCCACGTAGTATCATTACCTAGGAGAACCAAAGAGGTCGATCCCTTTAGTCCTTCGAGCTTCGAGTGTATTGATGCTGCCCCTTACGCCAATAGTTACAACCCTGCCGTCACTCCGGTATCTAGGTTAAGGGAGACAGACTTTGAGGAGCTTATAGTAAAGTTTAATACAACTAACAGAAATATTCTACTTCCTAGTGATTACCAAAAAGCCTACAAGCAGCTTCACCGTAAGGATCAGCAGTATGTGGTCGAAGTATTCATGGTTCCGAATGGAGATGTTGCAACCTTTATGTTGCTGGATACTGTAGAGCTTCAAGACCTTACTTTAAAGAAGCTTTCTGAGATCTTTGTTAACGGTAAATACCAAGACCCTCAATGCATAATGCCTCAGGTTGTTGGTAACTGCCCAGAATATAGGCATCCATTATCTAAGGATAGACTAAGACAGATATTTAAATTCTTTAATGATATAGCTGGAAAGAACTCTGCTCAAGGTATAGCTAGTAGAGACGCTTTCGAATCATCGGCTATAATGGACGTAAGCGGAGGTTCTAGATTGGATTACAGGAATAAGACTTCTTGGAATTATGTAATCAAGAACGTTGCCCAAGTGATAGAAGGGATAATTTTAGACGCATAATGTTTACTCAAGGATTTGGAGAAGTCTTAACGGACATATTGACTGTTAACCCTGCGCTAGCGGAATTGCCTTCGGCTAGCTCGATTTTGGATACGTCTAACTATACTTTCAATGCCGTCACTTATGGTAAGGATGCTCAAGGATTCAACTTTCATGGGCACGCAATAGTAAATGTCGCAACAGACGTTGCAGGATTTATTCAGACTTGTAATTTAGGTTTACTACTTCTCGAAGCGTATAATCCTGACTCTGCTGGATCTACTAGCTCCTACTTCTTTTCTTCCACTTACGAAAAATTTTCCTCTACTTACAATTCTGTACCTCAATACCCTTCTCCTTATGATCGAAGAGTAGAGAAAAATTCCACTATTCCTAACGCCCTAACTGCCTCGGCTTCCCTTATTAATAATTTTAGCAGCATACCTGATATGGGTCACTACTCTAATGTCGCAGCAGGTGACCCGTCAATTAGTGGGTTATGGAATATTGTAGGAGGGTTTCCTCCTTCCAAGTATATACTTCCGGGCTACCCGACGATTGCACCAAACTTTGTCTTGGGAAGGAACGGCGCGGTCACCGCCGTTGCCTTGAGCGGAGTATATAATGAATTTGGTCTTGTGGACCCTAGTGGATTTGTAAAAATTAATGAGACCTCAGGAATCGACACAGGTCTAAGCTCTTTAACTAATATTCAGGGTGGAGCTTTATCGGGGGGTCCTTGCATCTATAGTGGAGTAGCAGGGGTAGCAGTTTCCTCAGGGGAAGTCACCTTAGCCGTTGTGCCTCAATTAGGGGACGCGGCAGCTTTAGCTGCTTTTGGGGGAGTGTCTCATTTGGGGGTATGGTGTTTAGATTTAGGCGAGATGCTTAAACAGGGATTAACCCCTCCCTATTCTTGGAATCCCCTAAATAACAACAGGAAATATAAATTAGTATCTAAGACTACCTTATGGGATAATTTACTAAGCCACCAGGATTACTCCACTTATAGTGGATTAGTTGATGGTCTCGCTTTAGGGTTAGCTTTAGCAAATAAAGGTCCTTTGTTTACTATTAAATTTACTTTTACTTAATCATGAATAATACATTCAACGAAGGGTTAGCCACTAAAGGCCATTTAACCATACATAAGATTGCTAATGGAGAGGAGGAGCTTCTCTTTGATGATAAGAATGTTATTGTTTCTGGGTTTGGATGGGCGTTAGGTCACCTTTATGGGTTGGCGGGATCACCTACGGTTACTGACTTTCAGATCGATAGATTTCAGTTAGGTGTTAGCGGTCACGCTGGCGTTCAGGTAAGCTCTACTTTTCAACTGTCAGGTCCTTTAAGCTCTACAGAGGAGTATACTACTAACGGAGACAGTAACCTCTTAGCGGTTTCTGCTGATGCTTATGCTAACGATCAAATAAATGGAACACAATCAGTTTTTGCTAAAATTCCTTTTAGCAAGGTAACTAAAATAGATGACAGAAGTGTTAGATACACTATATTTGTAGATGAAGACTCCTGTAATAATTTATCTAGAAACAGCAATCCAATGAATTTAAATGAGATTGCTTTATGGGTTAAGAACCCAAAGGGAAGACCTAATGACGCATCAGTAATGGCTGCATACAGGTACTTTAGTAATATTAGAAAAACATCAGACTTTGGTCTAGTGTTCAGATGGACAATTACATTCGGATAACATGTTAAACCCAAGTGACGTATATGTTGAAGGTGGCTCAAATGACCTTTATGCCTGTTGGACTGACAAGGTTACAAAGTATGATGCTAGCTCATTCTACAATTGGGAGATGGACAATCTTCCCCTTCATGATTTAGAAGAAAGGACTCACTTGCTGTGGGAGCGTTTAGGTAATCCTACCTCGGCAATTACTGGAATGTCTTTCATTGTATCTGGTGATGCGACCGAGTCCTGTAATCCTTTATACTTCACTACTCTGAGTGCGTGTCTTCAAGCTCTCCCAGAAGTTATTAATCACCCTATACTGGTTGAGGTTGCTAGCTTTGGTGCCTTGGGTAGTCTTGATATTTCTAATAAGATATTTGGCCCCCGTGGGGCTATAGAGATTATTAATAGAAATTGTGGGTTTGCGGGAGCAGTAGACTTATCCAATAAGGCAATGTCCCTGGATGTATTGGATACCGTATATACTGATTACGCTTTAGCTAAGAGTGTAAGCTCGTTGTTTAGTCCTTCTGCTCCGTCCGTTAGCTTTGATAACTTTAACTCCTACATGTATTCTAACGGGCAGTTCTTGGCTAGCGGTACCGATAGATGGAAAGATGAAAGATTCGATACACCTGGGCATTACGCTTTTACTCGAAGAGTAGGTAAGGATCAGTTAGGAGTGATGACTGCATCTCTAAGTAGTACTGGTGCTCCGTGGGGTACTGAATCCAGTGATAGTTTAGCAAAAGCATCTAGCGGTTTAAACTTTATTCCTCACGACAAAACTTTTAGATCCGAAGAGTTGATGAACTCCTATGATGCCAGCACGGTTTCTGAGATTGCTGGGGGTTCTCCTATATTTCCTACTGCGGGAGCTAACGGAGTCGCGGGTGCTCCTGAAGACGCAGTTGCAGCATTCTCCTACATGAATCACTTAGATTCAATTAAGATAACCAACTGTGACGGTCCTATCTACATTAGAAACTTCACTGTTGACGGAGAGAACACCCGAGCAAAGGGTATTGAAATCATAAACTCTAATGTTAATCTAGAGAGATGTTCAGCTTCTAGATGCACTCAAGCTGGGTTGCATGTTACTAACTCTAAAGTTAATCTTCTTCGAGGATTTGTAGCATTTAGAAATTATGGGTTTGAAGAAGGCGTTCGTGTTGGATTGAATTGGAATGAGAAGGTAGAATCTTACAAGACTTTAGATTCTTACGGTGCGGGTATCTATGCTGACAATTCAACAATAGATTTCCAATCTACTTATGCTAGGGATATTGAGAAATCATCGCAAGCCTCTTCTCTTGTATACAAGCCTACTAATTACACGGGAAATTTGCCAGCCCCTTCGCAAGAAGCGTTGTACTGCCTATCAAGAAACGATATTGGCATCCACGCTCTTAACTCCACTATTACTGGAGGCAAGACAGAGTTAGCTCCAACATCAGCAACGACTGGGTGGCAAGACGCAGTTCAAATATTCTCAGAACTTAATACTGAGGCAGGAGCTAGGCTTTCTAATTGTTCTTTAAATCTAAAGGGAAGGCTTACAACTTACGGAAATTACTATGGTATTGATGCTTTAAATAGTGACATGTCTTTTGATTTCCTTAAAGCTTATGCAAACCAAAAGGATGCGCTTAAGCTAGATGGATGCTCCCTTAAATACAATAATAATCTTTATCGCGGATACTTAACTCCCTCTCTTTACACTACAGCTAAGAATGACTATTTGCAACATCAGGTAACTTTACTTAACAATGGTGGGGCAATAAATGCTAAGAACTCAACTATAGGCCCTGTGTATACTAGCGCAATGCCTGATATTTATGAGAGTTTCTTTATCTCAGGAACTCACGGAGTTTACAAAAGTGCGGACGCTACAAAGAATGTGAAACCTAACGTGATCCTAGATGGTTCTCATCTTGATGCAATTCACGCTAGCGTATACACGGAGCCTACTGGAGGAGGAAGAACCGAGGCGTGCTTTGGGGAAGCCATCCATGCTAAGAATGGTTCTGTGGTATACTTGCGGGGATCAGGCTCCTACGCCAATAAGATAATTGGTGGTGAGACTAGTGTAGCCCAGCACAGAAAGTCGGGTCTCTACGCTACTGATAACTCTAAGATCTCTATTCAAGGTCCTACGGTAGTTGCTCGTTTTGGGGTTGACGCTCTTGTAAACAATAATTCAGAACTTGAGATCTGTCCTCCTAGAGACTCAGAGGGTACTTTGCTTGCGTCTTCCTTCAACTTAGACGAGTCAAAGAATCACACTATGGTGGAGATGCATTCAACCAGAGCCTGCATAGTAGCAGACAATGGCTCAGTAGTGAATGCTGAAGACTTAGGATCCTACCATGACCTTTGGGGTGTAGGCACTTACGGTGCAGGTATAGATCTTACACGACTTGATTATTTGACGAGTGCTGACACTGGCACTGCTCAGTATGTAACTAACGTAAGTGCTGGATCTTTGCAACTTTATCCTAATGGCTT